TATTTTCATTCACACAGGCCGCAGCCTGTAGTTCAGGTTCAAGCGTGTCAGCGAAACCTTTCTCCACTGCCTCGGCCCCGTTAAGCCAAGTCTCCGCTTTCAGCATCGCTTCCAGCTCCTCCTGCCCCAGTCCGGTTTTATTCATATAGGCGCTGAGCATCAGGGCTTCGTTACGATCAAGCCACGCGGCATAATCGCGCATGTCATCAGAATCCCCGGCGATCCCGCCCCACGGTTTGTGGACCATGAGCCAGGCGTTTTCCGGCATGTGCACCGTGGCGCCGGGCAGGCAGACAATCATCGAGGCCATGCTGGCCGCCACCCCGTCCACCCAGATATCCACTTTCGCTTTCAGCCGCGACAGGGTGTTGTAGATGGCAAATCCCTGCATGACATCGCCGCCGGGGCTGTGGATATGTAAATCCACCGCGCTGGCGTCAAACACCCCGGCTTCTTTACAGTCCGCGACGAACTGCTGGGCTGTGATGCCCCAGCCGCCGATCACGTCATAGAGGAAAATTTCGACGCGCCCGGCAGACAGCGCGCGGATTTCGTACCAGCACTGACCGTTTGCCGCATCGACACCCGCCAGGCTGGCGCGGGGGTTAATCATCATCGTCCGGCTCGCGCCGATCGTCTTTTGGTTTTGCCGTTGCATCTGGCATCGCTCCTTTGTCGTTGGCGGCGTCGGAATCAAACACCAGCCCGTGTTGACGGTTAAACTCGGTTTCACGCAGTCGCTGGCGTTTAACCTCCTGCGGGTTTTTACCCCGCGCCCGTGCCCATTCCGCTTCGGTACCAGCACCGCCACGAACAATGGCTTTCCAGGCATTAGCCTCTTTACCCGGATCAATCCAAGGCATCACCGGGCCAAGATAAAGCGCGTTATAGAGAGAATTCGGATCCACATCCGGCGGCACTTCAACGCCGCTCAGCAACGCCATCGCCAGCCATGCGCGGTAAACGGGCCGGCTATGCTGGCCGACAAACCACTGTTGCAGGACGTTGTACCCTTCGAAGCTCTCCACCAGCTCCTGACGCTGGGAGCTGTAGGTGCCGTTATAGTCCCGGGCAATGCTGGAATAGCTGCCGCGCGTGCCTGCGGCCACGGCCCGCATCTGTCCGTTTCGGAATTCATAGAGGTGAACATTCGGGCGATTTGATTCCACCATGCCCAGGTCTTCACCCGGGCGCAGGTCGTCGTAAATCATGCCCGGGGCGATATCGTAATGACGCTGGCCGCCGGGAGGTGAAAACTCCCCGTCTTCACCAAGAGACTGCGCATCTCCGCGCTTGATATAGAACCCCAGCGCAGCGGCAATACGGGCGGCAACGCGTTCACTCTCTTCATAATCCTTGATGTCAGAAAGACGGGTAATGACTCCGTGGATCAGGCTGATACCGCGCAGCTGGTGCAGACGCTTGCGCTGCGCAAGGTGAAGCATGTTTTCAGCTGAGACGGTTTTAAGTTCAGCGCTGAACCGCGTCATATTTGCCGGGTGGTACTTGTAAACGCGGTAGCCGACGGGACGTCCCCAGTTGTTAACGATGATGCCCTGGCGAACCTGCTGGCCGGCGGTGCTGTTAAGGTTGAACGGAACAAAATCCGCCTCCAGCATTTCCAGCGAGAACGGTACGGAGGTGGAATGTTGCAGACCCGGCACATTCCCCCTGACCAGTTGAGTGAACACTTCCCAGAGCGCCGAAAGTTTCCCGGCGAAATCGGAATGAAGATTCCCCTCCAGATCGAGGGGCTGAGGCTCAACATGGATCCCGTGGGCACCAATCACCCGGTCTTCCATTTTGTCGAACAGGCCGATCACCAGATCATGGTTTTCATCAAGCCACCGGGCCTGTTCCCGCAGGGACTGACCTGCTGCAAACACAGAGGTGTCCGCCGACTGGCTTTGCTTTTTCGCCTTGTGCAACCGTGACGGATTTGCCGCTTCATACGCATTAAGCCGGAGTCGATCCCGCTCGCGTGCCGCGGCCCACCCGGGGGAAATTGCCCTCAGTGTTCTTTCAAGAATGCCCATAGAACGCCTTACAGAAAGTTAGCGAGTTTGTACGAACCACCACGGCTGTTGACCGCGCGCCAGCGACGCTCCCAGTATTCAAGCTCATCGCGGAGCGCTTTCGGATCGTGGTTAGTGATGGCACGACCGTTAACGCCGGTGAAAGAAATACTCTTGCCGTCCAGCGAGTCCTGGTAGGCCTGGCGCACCATCACCAGCGTTCTCCAGATGTCGTCTTTCTTCACAGCCAGCCTCCTCCCCTACCGGAAGAACCCAGCCAGCTGCCGGAAAGCGTGTTTTCTTTCTCAGGCTCAGCCCTGACTTGTGGCTGAACGGTTTTGTTTTTTTTCACGGTTATCTCCCTGGGGCGCTCCCCTTCATGAATATTTGGGTTGAGATCCTGCGGCTCAGCCCATGCAGGAGGTTTTTCCCAGTCGCGAATTTTTTCGTAGCCGCGCAGAACCGCGACGGCGTGGGCATAGCAGAACAGGTCAAAGGCTTCGTTGGCGCCCTTGCCTGGCTTACGCCATTTGCCATCCACGCCGCGCTCTTCGTAGGTCAGTTCCTCGTAGAACCACTCCCCCAGCCAGTCGGGAAAATGGATATAGCCTGCTCCGGGAGTCTCACGATCAAGGTTATTGCTGAGCTGATCCTTGAGCAGGTCGGTTTGCAGCAGATACACCGGCACCTCGCCACGCGCATCAGCGCGACGGTCACTGCGTTCGGTATTATTCGGGTGAGTTTTGGTAATAATTTTCTGGCGTTTTGTGCTGTCACCCTTGATCAGATAGACACGTTTACCCAGACCATCCCGGCGACACTGGCGCCAGAATTTATAAGCATTATCTGTCACCCCTTCCTCACCGCCGCTGTCGACGGCCATAGCCAGCACCGGCATACGCCGCGTCGGATCGGACTGAAGTACGTAAGTTTTTTCCAGCACATCGGAGACCAGCAGCTGCCAGTCCTCCGGATACGCGCCGGGGTGGACTGGCTCCGCCTCGCCATGTTTATTGCAGCGCAGGGACTGGCGGATGTTGTAGCGATCCACCAGCCAGCGTTCACCGTTTTCGCCATAACCAATTATCTGCACGACGAAACGGCGCTTTTTCCCGCCCTGAACGTCGACGGCTGCCAGCAGGAAACGCACCTTCGGCGGAACCAGGCGTTTACCGTAATCCTCCGCACGCTGCATCAGCACATCGGCGCGTCGCTGTTCGCTGGCCGAGCGCGGCAGGTACGGCAGCCCCCAGTCGGTGTTGATAACCGCCTTGAGGGTTTCTTCGCTGCCGGTAGCCTCATACTCCTGCTCAGCCGTCAGCAGTTTGTACACTAGCTGCGCCCAGGTCTGGTACGCGGCTGCGGGCCCCTCCATCCAGAACGACGCTATGCGCGAGCGTCGCGGCTCACCGGAAATCTTGCCGTCCCGGTCAATACTCTGACCTTCACGCAACCAGACACCCACCCCGTTAAGCTCGCGCTTTTTATCTGCGGTGATAATGGTGCTGCAATGCGGACAAAGCAGATGAGCCGACTCACTGGCTTTTACCGGATCAGGTTCATCGCGGTATCCGGTCATCGCCTCCATCGCAGGCTGAAAATATTCACCACAATGCGGGCACGGCCAGTACCAGCGACGGCGATCTCCACGGTTGTACAGCGAAAGCGCGCCTGTCGTTGGTGGTGCTTCATGGGGAGATTTTCGGCGCCATTTGCTGTCGCGAATGTCCCGGCCTGGCGAACACTCCACCAGAGTCATCCCGGCGGACATAAAGGTAGTGGTACGCTTGGAAGCCAGGGTAAAACCGTCACCCTCGCCATCGATGTCCTCAGGGAAGCGGTCATAATCGGTGAGCGCTACACATTTGAAATCTGACGAGGACATGATGTTGATGGAAGGCCAGCCAATCTTGAGATAGTTGCCCGCCAGAAAAGTACGATCATGCACGTTGTTGTCGTTTCGCAACGGGCTCAGGCGTTTCGCCACTTCAGGACTGACACGAAACGTTCTCGCCAGACGTTTTTTAGAGTGCTCGCGCGCTTTCTCCTCGGTCATCTGAACGACGAGCATATCGGATGGGTCGCAGACAATGTTGTATACAACCCAGCCATCCACCAGGCCTATCGTTTTCCCCGTTCGTGCCGGTCCAACAAACACCACTGCATCGTATTCACGCATCGCGAGGCAGTTCATCGGCTCTATCACATAGGGAGCGACAGCAGGATCCCACGGTACCGAGTTACCGGCCCCCATAGGTACGCGCATAAATTTTTGAACCGCCTCAGCCACAGGCATACGGCGCGGGGCTTTGAGAATGGCGGAAGCGTTACGCCTGACTTCCGCTGCCGTGGCCTGTCGCATGATTTACTCCTCTTCTGGCATTTCCTCCTGTTCTGGTGAGTCGGCCTGCTCAACTTTGAGGGCTATCTGGTCGCGCAGATCGTCAATAACCTGCTGCACCCTGACAACTGCGGAAGGGGTCATGGCGCAGTCTCGTTCAAGGATGTCGGGTAACGTCTCCAGCACCTGAACCATTGCTTTTGCCATGGAGGAAAATTCTCTGGTTACTTCTGACGCCGGGATCAGCTCCCCTGTTTCCTGCTGAAACTTGAGCCTTTCACGCTCCGACTGAAACCAGGCTTTACGATCGGGGGGAAGCATTTTGTCGACGTCCACCAGCTCCGACGGTGTGGTACTCGTCAGCAACTCCCTGAGGATATCGGTGATGGCATAAAGCTTAAGTTTTGGATTGCTGCCCGGTGCCGGCTGAACATTTGCAAGCTTGCTCGCGACCGTCTGGCGGTGCAGATCGGTAATGGCTGCCAGCTGCGTGATATTCAGCCGGAAATTTTTGAGTTCGTTATCCATGATGGTGAACAAAAAATAGTCATTTCGACATCCTGCTAATGATCAGGACCGAAATATCAAGAGGTTAAACAGATGATGATGAAACCCATAAAATGCA